AATAGGGCAAAAGTTACTACTAAAACGGGATTTGCACAACCAGAGATAATCCGGCTAATGTCCCAAGGAGATAATTTAAGCTCTTCCAATTTTAGCGAAAAGGCTTCTAAGCCTACAATGAAAAAAAGACAGACAGTAAAAAGAAAAGGAAGGGACCCTTATGTCCATAATGCGGGTACCAACTATCTGGGTAAGTTCTCCGGTGCTAGTAAAGAAGAAGTGGATAGACTTATGGAGAGATTTAGCGCCAGAAGGCAGTTTATATCCACTAAAAAACAACGACCGGGGATAACCCAGTTGATGAGTAAGGGGATGTAGTGGGACAAGCAAGAACACTTATACAATTATTCGATAAGATGAAGGCGTCTAGAACCAATTGGGACAGCCACTGGGATGAAGTAGCTAGGTGGATCATGCCTAATATGGATTTCGCCTTTACACAACAATCAGGCAGCACAACTAAAGGGGAAGAAAGGCACAATAGGACTTTCGACCAAACTGCCGAACACTCCGCTGAGTTGCTCGCTAGTGCGTTGATGAGCTTTCTAGTAAGCCCTACCCAGAATTTTTTTGAACTAACCACGGGCGACATAACTATAGATAAAAAACCCGAAAATAGAGATTATCTTCAAAAAACGGTAGAGGTAGCTCACGGAATTATAAGAAATACTAATTTTGACGCAGAAATTCATTCTGGGCTCATGTCTCTAGTCACTTTTGGTACATTTATTCTTAGAATGGACGACGACCCGGACGAGATTATAAGATATGAGGCCAGACCCCCGTTCACGCATTGGATATGGGAAAATGAGAAACGAGTGGTCTCTACGGTAGCAGAGAAAACTAAAATGCCTATTAGAGATGCTTTTGCTAAATATGGTATGGAGAAGTTTGGGAGCCAGGCAGAGAATTTAGCTAAAGATCTAGAACAAGAAATAGAAATTATACGTATCGTATTAGATAGAAAATCCGCTAAAATGAGAGCTCTCGATAAGTTTGATAAACCTTTCACTAGTTTTCATATTTGGGCGGATAAGGAAATAATATTAAAAGAGGTAGGGCACAGAACCTTTCCTTACGCCGTTCCTCGTTGGATGAAACTAGCGGGAGAGACCTACGGGCGCTCTCCTGGTATGAAAGCGCTACCCGAGGCAAGGTATCTCAATCAAGTTAAAAGATCAACAATCCGCGCCCTACAAAAAGCCGTAGACCCTCCGATGTTAATTACCGATGACAGTGTGTTGGGTAGGGTCAATATTAGACCAGGCGGGCTTACTAGTGTACGCTCTAACGCAAGAGACAACCCACCTATCCAGCCTATCCCCACAAACGCACGCCCTGATATAGGGGAAGGCGGAATGGAGCAATCTAAAGAAGAGATAAGAAAAGCTTTTTATGTGGACCAGCTTCAACTAACTGAAAAAAGTAGGATGACCACTACTGAGGTCAACCTAAGGGATGATGACCGGCTAAGACTCTTATCGCCACTTATCGGTAGGATGAATACCGAGCTTTTAACCCCTATCGTAGCGAAACTACTGGATAGGATGCAAAGTGAAGGAAAAATGCCTGAAAACATGCCTTCAGATATTGCAAATTCAGGGGGGTTAGGGGTATTCTTTCGATCACAAATTACGCGAGCACAAAACCTAATTGAAGCACAGAATGTTATGCAGTGGTTAGGTGCCGTAGGGCAAATAGCCCAAGTAGACCCCAAAGCCGCTATGGTGGTAGATACCGAGGAAACGGTACGGTTTTTAGGGGAAAGGCATGGAGTGATGGAGAAACTTATGAAAACACCCCAAAAAGTACAAGAGCAAGAGCAAGCGATGCAACAACAACAGCAGCAAATGGAAGAAGCTGAGCTTGCTGAAAAGGCGTCTAAAACCGTAAGCAATGTACAGAAATGAGTAGTGGAGAAGTAAACACCTCAGTTAAAGCAAACGGCCAAGCGGATTTGGTGGAGACCTATAAAAGGTTATTTTCCTCCGAAGACGGGCAAAGAGTGTTGTTTGATCTTATGCATCAAGGGTATTTCTTACGCCCTACGATAGACGGACAAGGCTACGAGACCTCTCTTAGAAATGAGGGGGGTAGGGAACTTGTTTTATACATAATTGAGAACCTAAACCGCGAACCTGCGGAAATATTGGATTTTATAAAAAAATACGAAGAAGAAAGAAAAAGGGAGTTGGGGGATTATGACATTGATTAAAGAGTTTATTTCGTTTTTTACGTTGATACTACTATCTGAAAGAGGAAGTCTAATGACCGGGGGAGAAGAAGGCGGGGGAGATGCCCCAGAAGGAGAAAGCTCCGGAGTTCCTCCTGAAGACGACAGCGGTGAAGGGAATTCCCCAGAAACCCAGATTAATTGGCCTGAAGGGCTAGATCCTACGTTAAAGGGAAACGAAACCCTAACTTCTCACTATAATAAAGACAAGGGCGAGTTCGACATGCCCGGAATTATGCGCTCTCTTGTCCACAATAAGTCGATGGTAGGGGCAGAAAAAATAGCTAAACCTCAAAAAAACTGGGATGAAAATAAATATCACGATTTTTACAAACAAATCGGTTTGCCTGACTCCGTAGATCAATACGAGTTTGAGGTAAGAGGTCTCCCCGAGGGGCAGGAACCTGACAATAAGTTTGTAGGGGATTTTAAAGAAAAGGCATATGAGGCGGGGATTTTACCAAAACAAGCAGAAAAATTGGTAGAGTGGTTTAATCAGACAAACTCATCAAAACAACAAGACGTTCAGCTTCAGATGAGAAACGAGTTCGAACAAGACCGCTTAGAGCTACAAAAAGAATACGGAAACTCACTAGAAGGTAAGTTAAAACAAGGTTTTGATACTCTTAAGTTGTTTGCGAGTGATGACGAGATAGCGACTATGAAAAAGAAAGGACTGTTGGATGAACCGGATGTCTCCCGCCTTTTAATCAAAATAACGGAGAACCTTAACGACGACCATTTTGAGAGCAATCTCTTAGACCAGTCGGGAATGACTCCCGCCCAGGCCGATCAAAGACTGAAAGAAATGTCCAAACAAGAGGTCAAACTTATGTCTCCTAAAGAGAAAAAGATTTGGTCTGAAGAGTGGTCACGACTTGCGGCCGTAAAAAATTCAGTATCTAGTGGACAAAACGGGGGTAGGTCGGCTAAAATGTAGCCTACTGCCTTGTAGTCCGTCACCACCACGACATCTACATCCAGCTTCTTCATAAAAAGCCTTGACATATGTCAGGGCTTTTTTATACTAATACTGTACAGCCGAAAAACGCTTTAGGACTCCCCATTTTATGGGCCCTCTGGAAAAGTGTTAGACGAATCCCCGAAACCGGGAGTCGTTCGTTGAAGGGAAACTTTTAACACTAACCAATTTATCTAGGAGAGGCACCATGTCTTTTAACATTCCAGTCAATTTTGTAGAAGGGTTTAAAGAAACCATCTACATGCTTTCACAACAAAAAACTGCCCGTTATTTCGGAAAGTCTCGTTTAGAGTCTCAAAGATCTGAAGTAGACAACTACGAAAGAATCGAGCCTACTGAGGCCAACGATATTCTAGATCGTCACGGGGATACTCCATTAAACAATTCAATCCACTCTCGTAGACAAGTTACGCTACAAGATGCTGATTGGGGGGACTTGATCGATAAGAAGGACGACATTCGTCTATTGATCGACCCTACAAACTCTTACACAATGAACGCGGCAGCCGCTCTAAACCGAAAGAAAGACGATGTTTTCATCGCCGCTGCTCTTGGTATTGCTCGTGCCGGAAAGAAAGGCGCCCAGACCGTAGTGCTACCCGATTCTCAGAAGATTGTTTCAGTAGATCCTTCTACAGGGACTTCAGGAAGAATCAATATTTCCGTTCTTACTCAAGTTCAAGCAAAATTTGATGAAGCGGACGTAGATGAAGACGTTATGAGATATTTCGGTTGGTCAGGTCGAGTTAAGCAACAAATGCTAAATGATACTAAAGCGACTTCTGCGGATTTTGCTTCAGTTAAAGCACTTGTTGACGGACGAATTGACGAGTTCATGGGCTTTAAATTTATTCGATCTGAAAGACTTCCAATTACGGATGCGGTTACTAACTACGCTTCAAATACCGGGCAAGTTGCTTCAGGCGGAGCAAACAGTTTAGCCGCAGGCGCTAGACGTTGTTTTGCTTGGGTAGAAGACGGGATGATTTCTTCTATTGGAGAAGAGCTTTTTGTTGACGTAGGTATCCGAAGAGACAAAAGATTGTCTAAGCAAGTTTACCTTTGTCAGTCAGTGGGCGCGGTACGTCTCGATGAGGACAAAGTTGTTGAGATACTTGTAGACGAATCTCTTTAATTAAACTCTAAGCCGTAGGAGGCAATGAATATGGATGATTTAAACTTAGCACAACAGGGAAAATTTCCCGCAGAAAAGGTAGCTCCGGGTGCCTATAACTCACGCGTAAAGTGTTTGCCTCTTCAGGCAGTTCTTAGCGCAAACTTAGGCGTAGGAGATGAAATCCTAGGTCTTAAACTTCCTGAAAATGCCAAGATCGTCGATGCCACTTTAAGGGTATCGGGGACAGCAGGCGCTACGGGTATTTTTGACATGGGGCTTAAAGCCGGTAAAGTTTACGACGAAGACGCCGCCGGAGGAAAAGAAGACTTTTCCGAAGATAGTGACGCTCTTGTAAAAGGCGTAGACGCAGGTGGACAAGCCGCTTTGGGTAGAATGGACGAGACCAGCGTAATGCTCGGCGGTACAAAGAAACGAGTAGGTCCTGGCGGGCTTCAAGTTTTCGTTATTTGTACGGAGATTACGGTAGATCTGGATTCTACTCCAGCAGACCTTGAAGGGTTTGTTTACTACACACTAGAGTCTTAATCCTTACCCGCCCTTTCGGGGGCGGGTATTTTTGGCGGTTGCAATATGAGCACAGAAGTACAAATTTGTAATATTGCTCTTGCCTTGTTGGGGATAGACAACCCTATTTTATCTTTAGATGACGATTCTAAGGAAGCCCGGCTGTGTAAAACATCCTACCCTGTCATTCGTGATGAGCTGTTAGAGAATCATTTTTGGCGTTTTGCTATGAAAAGATCCTCTCTAACTAGGATTACAGCTCCTCCTGAGTGGAGATATACTTATAAGTACCAGCTTCCAAGTGATCTTGTGGGAAGTCGTTTGAAGATGACCGATCTTGGTAAGGAACAAAACTATAAGATAGAGGGCGGTCTTTTGTTAACGGATGATGCTAGTGTTAGCATTTTGTATGTGAGCAAAGAGATCGATGTTGGTAAATATAGCCCTGCGTTTAAGCAGGCAGTATCTTATGCTTTAGCTGCCCAATTGGCATATTCAATGGTACAAAGTTCAACACATATGCAAAGAATGCTATCTGCCGCAGAGGATAAACTCAGGGCGGCAAGAAGTATTGACAGTCAAGCGGATTATTTAGAAGATTTAACGGATAATTCTTTTATAGACGCCCGGTTGGGGGGAAGATACTAAACGGGGGTTGGTTTGGCCAAATACCATACGATTACCAATAATTTTAGCTTCGGTGAGTTTTCGCCTAAAGCTTCGGGTCGCACGGATCTTGCGGAATATAGATCTGCCGTATCTCACATGGAAAATTTTTTAGTGGGAAATGCGGGCGGCGCTTTTAAGCGCGCTGGTATGGAGTTCCTATTTGACTTAGGTATAGATAGAGACGTCGGACTATCTATTT